CGTGGTGGCTTCTATAAAAAGGGTGCTGAGTTAGAAGGGCAACTTGCCAAAGTAGATACACGCTTCAGCGATTCATTTGGTGGAACATCTAAATCAGCAGATCCCAAGAAACCAAAAGTAGTTAAGGCAGCAGATGCCGAAGATCCTAACTCCACAAAGAAGAGAGCCAAGGTAGTTAAGGCAGCAGATGCCGAAGATCCTAACTCCACAAAGAAGAGAGCCAAGGTAGTTAAGGCAGCAGCAAATGATGAATCATTCTCTGGCAGTTCTGGTCTCGGTGCAGCGGATATGACTGAAGCTGATATGGAAAACCAGAAGATGATGCAAGAGCAAACTGAATTACTCAGAGCAATTGCAGAGAATACTGGTGGCGCAAGAAAACCAAACGATGCACAGAAACCAAAAACAGAGGGTGGAGAAGGTGGTGGATTCCTAGATGGTATCATGGGTATGCTTGGAAGTGGTATTATGAAAGCAGCCAAGTTCATATTCAATCCAAAAAACCTGCTCAAAGCATTCACAAAGTTCCTCCTACCAGCCATGATTATTGGTTCACTGATCAACGGCATTATGGATGGCTTCAAAGCATTCATGGAGACTGGGTCAATTGCTGAAGCATTGATCGCTGGTTTCGGTGGCATTCTTTCATTCCTGACATTCGGTTTGATTGACGCAGAAACAATTCGTTCCGTTGTAGATTGGTTCAGTAGTTTCGTTACTGACTACATTATACAACCACTGAAAGATTTCTTTGGATTTCTCGGTAAGTCTTTTGACAAGTATATTGCACAACCAATCATGGAAGCATTCGGGTTTGTTGGCGATATGTTGACACAGTATATCGTTGAACCAGTTAAAAAGTTCTTCGCACCTATCGCAGACTTTTTCAAGAAGATTAAAGATCAGGTGTTCGGTTTCCTAGAAGACTTTGGTATACCAGAAATTGGATTCACAATTCCTGTCATCGGCAAGAAAGTTTCGATCGGACCATTCTATCCGTTCAGACCAGATGCGGGAACTACTAAAGTTGGTGGAAACGAATCATTGAAACAGAGTAGTGGTGCTGGTGGTGAAACCAGCGACTACAAACAGAACATTGTCAGCACTGAAAAGGGTTCTACTAATGTTCTGTCTACAGAAGAAAAGGTAAAGGGTGACAAGGCTAGCTTGGCTCAGAACATGGCTACCTTTGATCCTAAGACTGGTAAGTCATATCTCTCTGGCGACGCTGGTGAGAAAGAAATATCTAAGAGTGCCTTCAGCCGAATCAAAGGTGAGGCACAAAAGGGCACTATAGATAATGAGAAAATTAAACAGATAGTTGCACAGGAAGAAGCATACGACAAACTTGGCTTTGCTGACAAGATGAAAGTCAAGATGTTTAATGCTGATCCAATTAAACTCCTTGCTGCTTCTGAACCACAGACAGGCAATCAGGTTGCTGCTAAGTCTGCTGATAGTGAGATGGCAAAGAATGCTCCAACTTCTCAGTCAAGCACAGTCATTGCACCGATGAGTAGTGTCAACAACAATAGTTCCAGCACCTATGCGATTAAGCCACCAGTGCGTAATCCAGATTCGGGTGTGCAGGGGCAGATGCAGAAACGATACGGTACATAACAAAAAAGCCACCCGAAGGTGGCTTTCTCAATGCTAGAAGCGATTATGCTTCGTCGGCAATCTTCTGGAAATAAGACATTACGTCTTCATCATCTCCAGCACTAACCTTTGCTACACTTACTGGCTTTGCAGCTGGCGCAGGTGTACGTACAGGTGGTGTATAATCTTCATCCTCAGCCATCTTAGCAGCAGATGCAGCAGGAGTAGAACCACCATCAAGAACATCGTTCAACTTGCGAGCGAGTTCTTCAAAGGTCTTGAAGTTCTTACGGTCTGTAAACTCAACCAGTTTAACCTGTGAGTTAACAACCTTTAACAACTTGTCTTCATCAGCATCAAACAATGCAGATGGTTCCATAAAGGTAGACTGGTCGTAGTTAGCGTAACCATCGACTTTACGTTGACGCAGTTTAAAGTCTGCACCTTCCCAAAGATCGAAAACGATAACTGGCTTTTCATCCTCAAAAGTAGGATTAGCCTTTTCCATGATCTTGTCAAAGATCTTCTTACCAAACTTGTACAAACGAACCTGTCCTTCGTTCTCAGGATGCTTAGGATCAGAGATGATCAACACGTTGGCAATGTAAGATAACTTACGCTTTTGCTTTTGTGCGACCTTCTTGTTTTCCTCAGAGCCAGAGTTCCACAGTTTGGAGTTGAGTTCTCCAACAGGATCTTTCTCATTAAGAGTGGTGAGAGAGTTTTCGATATACCACTTGCCAGTTGGACCTTGGAAAGCATGATTGAAGATACGAACCCATGGGAGTTCATCGCCTTCAACACGTGGTAGGAATCGGATTACAGCAGTTGCGTTACCTGCTTTGTCGGCTTCTAGTTTCCAGAAGCGATCGTCTTGATAAGATTTTTTGCCACCAGCCTCTGGGTTGGCAATCTTGTCAAACTCAGCAGAGATTTTGCTGAAGTCTGTTTTACGCATGTTGCGGAGTGCTTGAATGTCCATATCGTATTTCCTTGTATAAAAGTATAGTTAGTGTTTTGTATAAAAACGTGTCTTAGTTTTTGTTTTGGTTGTCGTCTTCGAGTTCATCAAAGTCTTCTTCCTCGACATAACTATTTAGCGTTCTCATACCTTGTCCCCTAACATTCGGTGAATGCTTCGGGTGTTTCTTGTGCGTATTGCTACGCTCTTCTTCGTCATATTCCTGACGATAATTCTGTTTCTTGTTACCCATGATATCAGAAGTTAAATCCCTCTTTCAGTTCCTGATAAATTACTGTTAATTTGCTCGAGTCAAACTTAATGAATCTCTTGCACTTAATGATTCTACGATATTCTTCTTCCCAAAGCAAGTTTGTAAATGGCTTCCAATCAGAAAGATAGTCCTCGAACGAATCGAGTATAACCATAGTTTCAATACTGATGTGACTTCCAAGAAACAGCTTGAGCAGTTCTGGGTGGTCACTCTGTACGAATTTAAAGACTCTGTCATGTGTGTGTTTGTTCTTTTCAACATGTAACAATAATGTGTCAATGTCGTTTTTAAATGTTTGTGTCAGTGATTGTTTTCTTCGTTGCCATGTTACGAGGTTAGCATCCGACTCAGCATCACAGTATACCACGGCATCGTTACCATAAGCAAAGTTCGCAACAAAATATTGTATGACATCAAAAGGTTTATCAAACTTTCTTCCAAGTTTCTCAAAAATGAACCTATCATTACGGCTAGAAAATACATCTCGTGATCCTTTCACATGTCCATTGGTTTCAAATACGTCATAACCATCAGTGGTAAAGTGTAACTTGACAGCCATGTAGTATTTGTATACATTAAATCCGTCCACTTCGTTTCCTACATTCTTCCATTACCTGTTGTGGGACATCAGGATGCCAACCACCAATCAATTGACGACAATCATACCTGATGGTATTCTTGTCTGTTTGCGTTCCCACAAATACAATCGCACCCATCATAATAAAAAAGATTAAAACTGGTACGGCTAACCAAGTGTATTTAAACATCCAGCTGTGCCTGTTTAGGTAGCATGTTTGCTTCAATCATCTCCAACTGAATCTTATCTTTGAGGGATTTGTTAATCAGTGAAGCGATGTCCTGCGGATCGATAAAGTTCTGTGCGCAATACTCAAGCACAGCATCCATGTACGGCATACGCTTTTCTCTGGCTCTTTTCTCAATGAAAAGGGAGAACGATGAGGCAGTACTAAACTGATTTGTATTTTCTGAGGTAAGCATCTGTAGTCCTAATTAGTGATTGAAGTTCCGAGTACTCATTGGACTTGCTGTGATACATTTTCCAAATGTTGGTATTCGGTTCATCAGGTTTCATTTTCTTCTCGAACATGTCGAGGTACTTGTCGAACCACTTGTCCATGATCTTGGACTGGGTCAAAAGAAAGTTATGTATCTTGGTCAGTGCGTCCATGTCTTGATCAACAACGCACAGTGATACTTTGTCACGCATTTCTGTAATAGAAAGTTCCATAATCAACTCCAAATTTTAATTAAAAAGAATCCAGCTAGACAACACAAACCCCAGCTAATGTTACCAAGGATTAACAACAACACAGCAAGAACAATGAGTGCTACTGCCATAAGGTCAAAGAACATTAGTTTCTCCGCATCGTTGCGATGGCTACAGCTTCCTCAGCACTAAAGATTGGTACTGAGTTTGACTTATGCATTGTACCGATACCAAGCATCTTAGTTCCTGTGTAAACCTGTTTGGGTTTCAGGGCAGTGTCATGATGACCACTATTTAAACTAGGATGATGCGGTGTTTCCCGCATGTATGGCTTTGGTGCTGTCATGGGTTTATGATTACCCGATACAGGTTTTGTTTCGTACTTCTTTAGCATGGCTTGCCATTGCTCTGCCAATTCACGTTGAGCCTTTGTGGGCTTACGCTTCTTAGAAGATTTGTCACGAACAAAAATCATACCCATGTTACTCTCCCGCTGAGAAAGTTTCTCTAAAGAATTTAATGACCTGCGATTTTCTCGTAAAGATAAATTCCTTGGTCACGAAACCCTCGACAGGGTCTTCACCTTCTGTGCGCACAATGTAACCATTGGCGACTTTTCTGATTGTAATTTCCATAACTTAATTATACCCCATAAATGAATTAAAGTAAAGCGATTCCAAA